GCTTTCTAAAGTTCTTACCTGATGATCTGTCAGACAGAATTGTTAATCTTTTACTTGGAAAGGTTGGATTGGGCAAATGAGAATTACCACTTACCAACAGAATGCTCAAATGTTGTCAGAGGCTCACCGAGTGATCCACCAACAGAATATGAAGCGTCTGGCAGAGTTAACCCAACAAGCTCAACAACAACAGAAAGTCCAAGAGATTAAGACTCAATGGGCTAAAGTGGATGTTAAGGTATGAGATATTTATTGCTTCTTTTACTGTTAACTGGTTGTGATGAGAAATATCGGTATTTCTGCCAAAACCCAGACAATTTCCATGCTGAACCTTGCCAGAAACCTAGATGCCAATTCACTCAGACTTGCCCTGAGTATTTAGTAGCACCAATTTTGGAGAAAAAGATTGACGAAGTTAAACCTAACAACTGAAGAGATTGAGGTAAGGATTTGGGGGTTTGTCGTGATTGCAGTCACGCTCATTCTCATGTTTATTGTTGCTGCTTTGCTCTATTCTGTGACTTTTGTCACTCAGCCTATCAAAAGCATGGCCCCGATTGACCAAGCCTACACCAAGATGCTGAACGATATTGTTCTTCTTATCGTTGGTGGTATTGGTGGCGTTATTGGCAAACGGGCTATGTCTAGTGCCGCCAGAGCGTTTAATCCTCCAACGCAACCAATGTGTCAACCAATGGGTTATCAAGGCTCTATGGGCGGTTTTAACTCGTCCTATGCACCTCCGCAATCTGCGTATGGTTTGCCGAGTCAACCATTTGGCGCTATGCCTGTTTGGAAGAACCCAGAACTAGATGAATCTTGGACACCTGGCCCTCCTCCGACTACGCCTCCTGACCACTTAGAAGATGACCAAGAGCGTGAAGAGTTGGCACAAGCAAGAAAAGAGGCTGAATAATGTTCCCAATCCCTCTCCCGTGGCTTATTGTGGGTGTTTTGGTATCTCTCTTTGGTACATACCGAGTAGGACACCACTATGGATGGCTAGAACGTGATAACGACATGAAAATCGCCATTGCCCAAAAGAATGATGAAGCCAGAGCCAAAGAGAAAGAGCTTGGCGAGAAACTGCAAGATCAGGAAACGAAACTCAGAAAGGCCCAAGATGATGTCAAGAAAAAGCAGTCTGCTATGCATGAGCTTGCTCGCACTGGTCGGCTGCGCCTCCCAGCCCCAAGTTGTCCACAAGCCAATGCAAGTGCCGCCATTAGCATTGGAAATCCACAACCCACAGATACCACTGAAACCGAACTTGAGCGACAGACTATTGCAGCTCTTATCGATATCGCAGCAGATGGAGACAAAGCCATTGTCAAGCTCAACGCCTGCGCCAGCGCCTACGAAGAAGTAAGGAGATTAGTCAATGGTCAATAGTCAGCAGCTCCAGCAACTGCACATTGGCCCAGAGTGGGTCGATGCGCTCAACGAAACATTCCAGCGCTTTGACATTTCAACGCCATTGCGCCAGGCTGCCTTTATCGGCCAGTGTGGCCATGAGTGTGGCAACTTCAAGGTACTGCAAGAAAACTTAAATTACAGGGCAGAGGCTTTGCAAAAGCTCTGGCCCAAGCGCTTTGACGCTGCCAAGGCCCAAGCCTGCGCCCGTAATCCAAAGGCCATTGCCACGGCTGTTTACTCGAATCGGATGGGCAACCGAGATGAGGCTTCTGGGGATGCCTGGCGCTTCATTGGCCGAGGATGCATCCAGTTGACCGGCTCCAGCAATTATTTCCACGCTGGCAAAGCGCTAGGCGTGGACCTGATCATGCAGCCCGAACTGGTGGCCACGCCCCAGTATGCAGCCCTGACAGCCGGATGGTTTTGGGACACCCACAAGCTCAACCAGTACGCGGATATTCAAGACTATAAAAGCATGACGAAACGCATCAATGGCGGGTTCATAGGTTTAGACGACCGAATCCACCACATTGAAAAAGCAATCAAAGTCCTGACGTCTTAATCACTGAGCTGCGCCAAGCGCGTTGATGCGCTTCTGGTAATTAGCCGTGTGCCTGACACGTTTCATGGTGTCTATGCGGCCAAGCGTTTCAGCGTTGCATTCTTTTAACTCTTTCAAGATTGTCATGCGCTCTCTGGCCGGGCGCTTGCCTGCCTTCGCGGTCTTCTCAGCCAGCTCTTCGTACGCATCTGCCCAGTCTTCCAGGGTGTCATGCACGCTGTAAGGCTGCTCTTTTCCTGGCACGCGCACAGCAAATCCGATGGAAGCCACCTCTTCGCCCAGGTCATTAATGTCATCAGGCCGTTGGTCGACTAAGGTCTGGAGCTCAACGTGCTCGACCACCTCGGCTTGCTCTAGCACCTCTGGCTCAGCTAGCGCTGCCAACTCCACCGGCTTGGCCACTAGGTCAAGGGGGTTTGCAGGGGCTTGGCGGGGCGCTGGAGCGCTTTTCTGTTCAGCAGGGTAGTCATGTGCCTCCTCGGCTGTGATCAGCCCTGTAAGAACGTCTGCAAAGGCATCGCGCAGCGCAAACCCACGGGCACGCATCTGCATCATGCGCTTGGGGTATGCCGTCCATGGGCCTAACTTGCCCCACAGGCCAGCACGCTTGGCATCCTCGACAGAGAACTTGAATGTCACCGGCGTGCGTCCCTTGCGCTTGGCCACGCAGACAGCCACGGGGTTGGGCGTGCCTTCGTTCTCAAAGTATTCCTCGATGTTCTCGCACGCGGGACTGGCCTGCACCAAAGCCATGAGCGAGTCGCCATACATGCTGGGCTTGCCGTTGATCACAGCAATGTTCTGCAGCGCTTGCATGGGTGCCATGCCCATCTCATAACCCCACTGCAAGCAAACCAGGACATCATTGGGTTTACCCTGATATGCCCTGGGCACCATGCTGGAGCTGGCCAGCATCTCGCTGAACTGGATGGCCTCTGTGAGGGTGGTTGGCGCGAAGCCGCGCTGGTTAGTGGTTGTCAGTTGCATTTTGATTTTCCTCTTCGATGTACTGTTTCATGGTTGTAAAAATGAGGTCGGCCATCGCATCGACAAACGCTTCGGCCTCCTCCTCGGTTGCGTCGCTCGCATTGAGCAGTGCCACGACAGCGCATTCGTATGCGTGCCGGATGGCTGGGCGGTCTGGTAGGTTCATGTCAGTTGTCCTTTGCAATGAAGCACAGCGAAGCAACCAGCAGGCCGACGGTGCCACCGATCATCAGGCAGCCAATTGCAATGAGTGTGCAGATCATGACTGCCACTCCTTAATTGACAGCGTGGATTGACGCACGCTGTACGCTTCTTTAGCCGGCACTAAACGCTCGGCTGCTGCCTTGAAATTGCGCATTGGCCAGCTGATGACGTAGTGCCCTGCCCGGCCCTTCTCTGCCTGGCCCAGCTGCGCCTTTATCAGCTTCTCTGCTGTTTCGATGTGAGTCTCGGCTGCTCTGATGGCTGCCTTGTTTTCTAAGATGCCTTTGGCCAAGTCGGTGACGCTGCCTGGCAGCTCGATCTCTTCTTTGATGACAGCCTGTGGGTAGATGCGGTCAAGCTCCTTGCTGCTGGCCGGTGGATACCAGTCAATCTCAGCGCTGCGGCGGTACTTGTCCAGCTTACTCTCAAACTGCAGCACGGCCTTGACAATCTCTTTTTGGGTGTCGTAGTGCGGGCCGAACAGGAACACGCGCAGCTCGATGCCCTGGTACAGCACGCACACAGCGCCCCATTTGTGGCCGGTGACCAGCATCTGGCCTTGCAGCTGGATGGGGCCACGCGCCAGGTGAGGCACGTCCTCTGGCATGGTCTTGGTCAGCTTGGCTTCCAGCACGCCTGGGCCATCGAGCACAATAGAATCCTGGCCAACCACGAAGATGCCCTTATCGGGGTCGGTGGTGATCTCCTGGCCGGTGCCATTGCCAACGCCGTCCAGACTGCACGACAGCGCAACGCTGCTGTGGGTGTATGCCTGGTTGATCTCGGTGTTAAATTCGGTGATGCCCAGGCGCTTGGCTGCCTCAATCAGGATCACCGGCTCTAGGGTGTTGCCCCAGCCCATGGCTTCGTTGCCAATGTCGGGGCGTTCTTTGCCATCGATGGCGTTGATTGAGAACTGCAGCTCATCATTGGGCGTGCTGTACTTGCTAAAGCCCATCAAGCCCGGCAATCTGCTGGCGCTCATTGACTTGTCATCGGTTAATTTTCCGGCCATGGTTTAATCCTTTGTTGTTGCGAGAGAATACACACGCACAATACGCGCATGTGCTTGAGGATGGACAGCTTCAGTAAAGCCGACCGTTGTAAATTGTTTGGTTCTAAATACGGCACCAAGCACCGATGGATGGACGCCTGATGGCACTTCAATGAATTGCCTGATGTCGTTGATGGAAACTTGGCCCTTCTGCTTGCACAGAACCACGGCCAGCGCCCTGCACCGTTCTAAGAACTGGTGGTCACGCTGCTCAAAGATGTCGAGCTGGCGCTGCTTAATGTCGCGGCCAGTTGCCTTCATAATTGAATTTTTTCAATCTGTTTAGCCATCAACCAATTGTCACCAAGCCGGCGAACAGATCGCACCCACTGGCGTTGATAAGAGCGGATCGTGGCAGGCGGTGCATCGTAACCAGCAAAGATGCGGCGAACGTGAGTCAAAAATCTAGTATTCATAATCAACCCCTCCACGCCAGCAATACACCCCAGCCACCAAAGACTAGGAACGTGCCCACAACGTAGGCTGCATTGATCAATTTTTCTTTCATGGTTTTCCCCTTAATTAAGCTCTTGCGAGCAAGTTAGAAACCTGGCTTGCGTGCCAGACTGTGCCGCCCCTGGCGGTCTCAATGCCGCGAGCTGTGAGCTCGGCAGCAATGTCTCTGAGGGTGGCTGCACCCAGGCGTGCCTGGATGTCGCGCACCATTGGCAGCATGCGTGTTGCATAGGCGTCTGCCTTGGTTTTGATGCTGGCCACGCCAGCTGCGCTGCCAACTGTAGGGGTTGGGCAACCCAAGCGTGTGCCACGGGCCTTGGCTTGTGCAAGGGCAGCCTTTGTGCGCTCGCTGATCTTACGTGCTTCCCACTCAGCAAACACTGCAGACATTTGCAAAAAGGTGCGGTCAGCTTCTGGCATGTCAGCACAGACAAAAGGTACGCCAGACTCAAGCA